TCACGGTGCGATGACCTCCACATCTAGGTCGAGCGCGTTGGCGAGGCGGGTGACGTGCTCGATCGTCGCGACCCCAGCGTTACCGTTCTCGAACCGAACGATCCACTGCCGGCTCATGCCGATCCTCTCTCCCAGAGATCCCTGGGACAACCCGAGTTCGATACGGCGATCGCGCATGATGTTGCCCCAGTCTGTGGGCGTGACTGCCAGCATGATCCACCCTTCTGTCCGTGAGGTCTGACACTTCCTAGAGTGTCCGTCAAGTCTGACACCAAAGTAGGTGTCCGTCAAGTCTGACAGGGCAGCTGCCCCGGCCGGGCGGCCAACGGCAGAGCGGATCGGAGGCCGGCTTGGCCGCGGCCACATCGTCATCGTCGGCCTCGTCGGTATCTCACCGTCGTCGGCACGGGGCGGCCTGCCCACCCCCGTCACGCCTGCGACGACGATCAGTGAGTTGGCTGACACGTGGCTCCACGAAGTTCGCAAGCCCGAAGTGCTTCCGAACGGTCGACGGCAGAGCACTGTAGAAGCCCACGAGAACACCGTGCGCTCTCTCATCACCCCGAGCTGAGCAGCGCCCGCGTCGACATGCGCAGTGCGGCGCACTCGGGCGTAGACCCCAGCGCAGCGCTCCACACGATCGGCCCCGTCGAGGCGGTTCAGTCCTCGGTCACGCGTGCACGAGCACGCACGGCACCGAGAACGGTGAGAGCGACACCGAGAAGCACCGCCGCGCCGCCCGCCCAGAGCAGCCCGGCGGGCGCGTCGCCTCCGGTCGTCGCGAGCGTGGATTGCCCGGTGAGCGGCAGCTCCGACGGGGGCGTGGCCTCGGTCGGCGGTGTCGGCGACGGCGGTGTGGTCGGCGGGACCACTGGCGGCGTGACGGTGGCGGTGTTGGTGAGCGTCACCGCGAGAACAGCTCCGCTTCCGACCGTGATCTGCGCGCCGCCATCGGCCAGTACGCTGACGCCGGTCCCCGAGAACACGGGTGCGCCCCACTCGATTCCGTCGACAGCCGGCGGCGTCAGTTCCACGAGCGTGACCACCGTCCCCGCGGGGAGCGAGATCGGAGCCGATGCCTCTCCGGCGGTGACGGCGACGGTGCGCTCCACAGCCGGGTCGCCATAGCTGTATCGAACCGTGTACGCGGCATCCGCCGGAACATCCGAGGCACCCGAGCCGCTCACGGCCTTGGTCACCGTGAAAGCACCGGATGCGTCGCCGTCGCCGGTTCCCCCTCCCGTGACGCGCCAGACCTCGTCGTCGCGAAGAGTGATCCCGTTGACGTCCGCGACGTTGCTGAACGTGGTGCCGTCTGCCAGCGAGCTCGGCACCGTGGAGTACTTCACGAAGTAGCTGCGCGCCGGATCGATGGGACCCGGGATCTCGAGATCGAAGGCGGTTCCCTCGGCGTTCCAGGACCCGGTCCAGTCCGTGATCGTGCGAGGATCCTGATCCTGCATCGTGGTGCTCCAGACCACGAGCTGTCCGTCTTCATTGTGGTGCTCGGCGAACCCGTCGCCCGCGCCGGTCAGCGCGTCGTGGATGACGATCGAGTTCGCCCCCTGGAAGCTCGCACCCGGCAGTGCCAGCTGCCAGGCGATGTTGCCGTCGTCCGTCTGCCATGACCACTTCTGCGGCTCGGTGGGCAGCGGTGCCGACGGACCGATGCCGCCCCCGGGAATCGCGACACGGGTGATCTTTCCGTCGACGACGAACTCCACGGTGCTCTCCGTGGTCTGCTGATCCGCCGTCGCGGCGAACCACAGCGATCCGGTGACGCCCGTGCGCCCGTTCACGTAGTCGGTCAGCGTGCAGGTCACGACGGGGGCGTCGTCATCGCTCACCGCGCATTCGGCGATCGTCGTGTGGGGATCCTCGGACGACGGCACCGAGAACGTCATGCCGGCGCGCCCGAACTCCTTCGGAAGCGTGAAGCCGAAGGTCTGTCCGCCCACGGCGCCGTCACCCACCGACCACGCCGCATCGACGCGGACCTGCGAGTACTGCGCCACCGAGCCTCCGCCGTCCACCGTCGACACGGTGATGGACGCGGGATCGATCGCGGCGGGATAGTCGTACTCGGCGGCCGTGGCGGCACCGGCGCCGGCGAGCGTGATGACCGCAGTCAGTGCTGCCGCGGTGACGGCAATGAACGAGGTGGTCCTACGGCGCGCGCGGGCGCGCCCATTGCGTTGGTACAAGGTGTTCCCCAGTCTCTTGTCGAAGCCCCACCCCCGGTCGTGCTGTCGCACAGCGACGCATCCGACGAGGTGAAGCGGATGTCCCCACGTGAGAGACGGCGTCACGGCCCATTCATTACGCGGATCGTCGAGATGCGCACGAGGGAACGGCGCCGCGGGTTCGACCGGTATCGCTCCGGCGGGAGACGGCGGCGATGCCCCTGCTTTCGTCACTGTCGACGCGCGGCATCAGCAGTAGCCCTCCGAAAAGCGAAAAAGCCCCGGAATCTGGCGAGAGATTCCGAGGCTATTCCGTGCACCCCCTGGGACTTGAACCCAGAACCCACTGATTCAGAGTCTGAGGCGTTCTGGGAGATCGTCGCCCGGCTCGAGGTGCTGGCGTGAGCGACCTCCTGGCGGCGCTCGTCGGCGCAGAGAAATGCGTCAGCTGCGCCGCGTGCGCCGGCTCGGGCCTGACCCTCTATCGCGAGCCATGCCCGAGCTGCGGCGGTCAGCCGTGGATCTCGCACGGCTGGGCGTGCAAGCGTCATGGCCTCGACACGCTCGAAACGCAGCCGAGTTGAGCCGGCCTACGCTGCGCGGCCAATCTTCGGGTATGAAGACCGAGATCCCCATTGCCCCAGAATGGCTCGATCCTCTGACCGCGTATCTCGCCTGGATGCGCAGCGCACGCAAGTCGGACGGAACGATCTACCAGCACAGCTACCAGCTGCGGAAGTATGCACGGCAAACGGGCGCAGCGCCCCAGCCGGTCACGCTCGAGCAGCTGGTCGAGTACATGGCCTCGCTCGACGCTCTGGGGGCGGCAGCGAGGCGATCCGCGCGGCAGGCGATCCGCGGGTTCTATGGGTGGGCCGAGATCGTGCGGGGCTGGGATAACCCGTCACGTCATCTGCCCGCGATCAAAGCGCCTCGAGGGGTCGCCAGGCCCGCACCGGAGCATTCGGTGCGGGTCGGCCTCGCGACCAAGGATCTGCGCACGCGGATGATGATCCGCCTGGCGGTCGCCGCCGGCATGCGCTGCCGCGAGATCTGCCAGGTGCACACTGACCACCTGCGGCGCGATCTCGTCGGATGGTCGCTGCTGGTCGAGGGCAAGGGCGATCGCCAGCGCCTCGTCCCGCTTCCCAACGACGTCGCCCTCGACATTCGCGACGCCGAGGCCGGCTATCTGTTCCCCGGCAAGATCGACGGGCACCTGTCCGCCGGCAGGGTGTCCGAGCTGATCAGCGAGGCGCTGCCGCCGGGCATCACGGCGCACATGCTGCGGCACCGGTACGGCACGCGCGCGTACAACCTCGGCGGCAAGGATCTCCGTGCAGTGCAAGAGCTTCTAGGGCACGCGTACGCGACGACAACCCAGATCTATGTCGGGGTCGAGGACGACGCGATCCGCCGCGCGGCCGCGGCCGCGTCCGGGTTCTGACAGGATGCACTCATGGATGACCCACTCGTCACACTGCTGATCGTTCTCGCCGGCTTTGTCGTCGGTGCAATCCTCCTGTACGTCGTCGTGCGCGCGGCGGTGCTGTCGGCGCTCCGAGCTCATGCGCTCTGGCGCGCCGACGGCACGTACGACGTCGAACTGCAGCGGCACCTCCGCGACGCTGCGCGCGCCGCGGAGTAGCCGGCTATCGCGGCGTGTTCTTCGCGGCGAGGGCGAGGCCGCCGATCGCGAGGAACGCGGCCGCGATGTTGAGGACGTGTGCGCCGATCTCCGTGGAGAACACGCCGAGCAGCACCAGGAGCGGCACGGCCGCGGCGACGAGGCCGTACAGCCATGCTCGGACGGGCGGGGACGGGATCCAGCTGTTGGGGGTGATGGTCGCACGGGCCTTGGCCTCGGCGCGCGTTCGGGGGACGTCGCCGAACGCGGTGCGCTGCTTGCTGTTCATGGTTTCTCCTTGTCTTCGAGCTTGGTTACGCGGCGGCTGAGCGCCCGGTCGTCTCGGCGGAGTCCGCGGATCTCTTCGCGGATGCCGCCGAGATCTCGGCGCAGCTCTCGGAACCATCCGGCGGTTTCGGCGTGGCGGCCGTCGTTCTCTTCGCGAAGGTTCGTGGTGTGGTCGTTTTCGACTTGAACGCGGGTCGCGATCGTGTCCCGGCGCACCCTCCCGATCCGTACGGCGAGCACGCCGACGATCGCCACGGTGACGGCCTGGATACACCCGACGATCGAGATGAGGACGGGATCGCTCATCAGAACTGGACGGCGGCCGACAGCATCTTGAGGCTGCCCGCGGATTCGAACTTGAGCCGCGGGATTCCGGCGCGATCCGCACCGGAGCCGCCGTCGAGCACGACGGCGATGGGCTTGCCGTTGCCCTGGGGGACAATGAGGAAGGAACCGTTGGGGCAGTCTGCGATGAACATGTGATCTCCGATCTCGGTGGGGTTGATGGTGGGGGGTGGTGCGTCGGTTCCGCCGCCGGCTGCGGGAGCTGCAGGGATGCGTGCGCGTACGTAGCCGATCGGTTCAACGGACGTGCCGCGCACTCGGATCTCCAGGTGGCAGCAGTTGCCGCTCGCGTTGCCGGATCGGCCCATGGTGGCGATGGGGTGGCCTTCGGGGATGTGGTCGCCGCGGCGGACGTGGTGGGCGGCGTTGTGCATGTAGAGGCTGGTGACGCCCGCACCGTGGTCGATGATGACCGTGTAGCCGGCGGCGGAGTTCAGCCATCCGGCGAAGGTGACCAGTCCCCCGGCAATGGCTCGGATGGTGGTGAAGCCGATGAGGTCAGCACCGTAGTGGAACGAGAATGCTCCGCCCTTGCGGGGGCCGAACGGGCTGGACACGCGGGGCGCGTTGGTCGTGCCATCGGGGTATCGCATCATGCACCTTCCAGGGCGTCGAGGCGCTGGGCGAGGAGGTCCACGCCGTGCGCGAGTTCTTGCAGGGCACCGATCGCGACGAGCGCGAGGCGTTCGTAATGGACCGAAAGCGGCTTGCCGGCGTCGTCGAACACGACGAACTCGGAGAGGTCGGCGTCGATGAGTTCTTCTGCGATCACGCCCACGTCGAGCGGTGCGTCGCCGTCGCCGAACACCCAGGAGCGGAGCCGGTAGGAGACGACGCGGATCCGGTTGAGGTCGTCGAGCGTGTAGACGCGCGGGGTGATGTCCTTTTTGAACTTCCGGGCGGAGGGGCTGATGCCCACGCGCCCGTCGCCGTTGCGGTACATCGCGACGTAGGACTGATTGACGGGGCCGAGGTTCGGCATCGCGACGACGCCCGTCGCGCTCAGAGAGCCGTAGATCCCCACCGGGTTATTCGTCCACCATTCCCCCGAGCCGCCGATGCCCCATCGGGACGCGCCGGATGCGAGTTGGTCGTGGTTGTGGCCGGTCGGAGGGAATGCGGTCGGCTTGTCTTTGATCGCGTTCCACGTGAGGCTGATCGCCGCGAACTTCTGGTCGGCGTACGCCTTCGCGTAGGCGACCGCTGCGCCGTACACGGCTCCCGCTTTGAGGGCGATGTAGTCGCGGGTCTTGTTGATCGCGAGCCACCCTGTGCGGCGGTCTTCGGTGCCGTCCAGGATGGTCACGCCGTCCTGTGCGGCTGTCGTTCCTTCGTTCCCGACGTAGCTTTCGGGCATTTCAGATCACCTCGTTTTTCCATGTGCCGCCCGCGGGCGAGTCGGTCCAGCGCTCGCCCACGGGGATGAGGATCCACGCGGCGGCAGGGGTGTCGGCGGTGCGGCTGGTGACTGTCACCGTGTCCGCGCCGAGGTCGTAGCGCACCGATCCGGCGATGCCGGTCTGAATGGGGGTGCCTTCGAGCAGCACGCTCAGGGGCTCGTCGGTTTGCTCGGTCCAGGTGGGGATCGCCGAGACGGTGACGGTTCGCCCGCGACTCTGCGCGCGTCGCACGATGTGCTCGGCTCGGCCAGGCCCGGGAAAGGGCGTGTCGGGCACTTCGACACGGAGCACCTTCGTGGGCGTGTTGGTGAGCGCGAAGCCGTCGACACGTCGCTGCGCGTTGCCGTCGAGGTCATCCCAGGCGTATTCGTACACGGCGGCGTCGAACCATGCATCGTCGTCGCGGCTGAGGGATTCGTCGGCGGTCTCGATGTTCACGCCGTGGCGGTACATCTGGTTTCCGTCCGCGCGATAGTCCTTATCGCGCAAGCTCCAGCGGCGGAGCTCGTCGCACACGAGGCGCAGGCCGGAGGCTTTCAGCAGCGGTTCCAGGAAGCTCATTCCCGACACCCCGGCCCGCCACACGAGCGCTTCCGGCGGGCGCTCCACCGAGGGCGTGCGGGTCGAGTTCGACCCGTGCGAGACATCCGACCATGCGTAGTCGTATGCGGCGGTATCCGGGGTCGCGCCGTCGAAATAGGGCACAACCTCGTTGCCCTCGTAGAACATCGCGGCGTCGACATAGGGCATCTGCCCGGCGGCGGTCGCCAGGAATCCGAAGTGGACGCTTGCGCTCGTCGCCCCGGCGGGGGCCTGCGCGATCACGTAGGGGCGCGTCCACGCGGACCCGCTGACGGGGACCGTCGTGCCGAACGCCTGCGCGATGGTCACGCCCTGCTGATTCTTGAAGTGCACGCGCGCGTGACCGGACGATGCGGCGCTGGAGATCATGTGACCGGAGAGCACGTACCAGCGCCCGCCGGTGACGCGGATGCCCGACGCGCCCGCATAGTCGATGTAGCTCGTCCCCGCTGCGCCGGAGGTCCAGCGAAGACCCCACCCGGATGGCGGATCGAATGTCACCGCGACGCGGGTCGCAGCCGAGGCGTTCGTGCCCGCCGTCCATCCGTCCGCGTTGACCTCGATGGACGGGTTCGTGATCAGGTTCGTGATCGACCAGAACGCCGTCACGTCGGCATCGGGCCCGCCCGGCTCCAGCGCGCGATCGCGCCAGGAGCGCACTCGATACGTGGCCTCGGTCATGACGCCGGTGATGTCGAGGAACGTCGTCGGGGTGACGTTCACCGTGCTCACGCGAGTAGTCACGGAGAATCGCCGCGCACCGGGAGGGACGACGCCCGTCCAGGAAACGCGCACCCAAGCCGTCCCCGAGCCCGCGCCCGTGTAGCTCCCGAACGACGTGCCACCGACCCACGCACCGGCACCGTTGTGGAACCGAACGCCCACGATGTAGCCGGGTGTGGCGACGTTCATGCGCACGTAGCGACTCACCGTGATCGTCTCGCCCGGCGTCACCGTAGGTCCAGCCACGAAATCGCCCGTGGTCGTCGGGTTCGGCAAGTCCATGTTGCCGTAGGAGTCCACCCCGCGACCGCCAACCGAGCCCGTCTCGGGAGAGGTGAAGCGCGCGAGCGTACCGAACGGGAGCACGTTCTCAGCGCCGTTCGCGACCCAGGCGCGCACCCACCCGAACCGCGACCCGTACGGCGCCGTGGAGCCCGTGCTGAGCGCCCGAGAGTTCGGCTCCAGGTTCCGGGCCACGCCGGGAACCTTGCTGAGAACGTACTCACAGACCGCGCGAAGCGACGACTGGAACGTGCGCGGGGTGCCGTCGTCGGCAAGCTGCGCGTGATCGGTCAGGATCGCCTCATCGGATGCGAGGTCGAGCCGCACCGTGCCGCCGGCACGGTCAGGCGTCGCAGTGCGGATACCGAGATCAAAGACTCGCACCTGGGGAGTCGGGTTCGACGGGTCGGTTCGCTTGGCTTCGACCACGATGCGGCGCGAGTCACGCGGATCCAACTGTGCGAGGAGCATCGGGTCAGCGACGGCCGCTGTGATCTCCGCCTGCACGTGTGGGATTCGCGAGGCATCGAGGGTCACGCGCTCCGCGCCTCTCGCTCTGAGCGCCAAGTCGATGCCGCCGGGAAGTAGGCGCGCGGTGTACTCGTGCGTGCTTTCGGAGGTCATGAGCGCAGTTCCTGGAACGCGACTTCGAGCACCCACCGCGAGCTGATGGTCTGCTGCACTTTGCGAATGCCGCCCTGGGGTACGTAGCGCGCGGGCAGGCGCGCGTCGGTGGAGGTGATGGTGAAGGTGGCGGCAGCGAGGTGGAACTGGCGCGCCGCCTCGGCGGCCGCGTGGCTGAGGAAGAACAGTTGCATCGTGCCCGCGGCATCGGTTGCCGGCCGCAGTGTCACGACAACGTCGGGACGGCCAAGGATGTGATGCACGATCGTCTGTGCTTCGTTCTCGGTGGTCCACTCGGTAAGCACGAGATCTGGTTCGATGGTCTGTCCGTCCGTGCTGCGCGCGATGGTGGTCACTGATCCCACCCCCCGCCAGACGTCACGATTCGTCCGTTGATCTTGATGGTGCGGCCCTCGTTCTGGGATATGAATCTGTTGACTTCTCGTTGCGCTGCCGCCACGTCAGAGCGGACATCGAGCACGACGTCACGGCCGTTCATCTGATCGACCTTGCCGTCGTAGTCGCCCTTGAAAGCGGCGACGTCGGCGCTCGCCTTGCCGGTCTTCGCGTCGATAAATATCTCCGTGCCGTCCGGGAGCGCGATGACGCGGTTACCCAGCTCGTCAACCGAGACAGCTGCAGCATCTGCATCGCCCACGATCGCGAGCAGCGAGTCGCTGGCCGCGTCCGCCTGCTGAGCGCCCAGTTGCATTGCGGTCGTGTGGCGCTTCCAGGCTTCCTCGGCCTTGTTCAATTCGACCTGCTGAGGGGTGAGGGACAGCAGCGCGCTGCCGTTCTTCTCCGCGGCTTCCTGTGCGGCCTGGGCGTCCTTCTCAGTGGCGATGCGCTTGCGGTCGAGTGCGTCTTCGATCACGCGTATAGACCCGGCGTTGCCGGCCATGGCGAGCATCGCGTCGGATACGGTCACGCCCCATAGTTCGGCGTTCTCGGTGGCTTCCTTGTACTTCTCCGGATCGGTGCTCATGTCGATCACCGCGGCGGACTGCTGCGCGGCGGTAGCGACGCGCTTGCCTGATTCGACGAACCTGTCGGCCCATTCGCTGGCAAGCTCTGCGGCACGTTCCTCGGCTTCATGCACGCTCTCGAATCCGGCGATCGCGAGGCCGATACCGGCAGCGGCCGCGAGGCCGGCTACAGCGCCGGCAGGACCGAACCCGGCGAACGCATTCGCGGCGATCTCCTGGAAGGCATCGGCGATCGATTCGGCTGATCCGTCGAACGAGGCGGCAGCCTCGCGGGCGGTGCTGTTCGCTTCGTCTTTGAACTCGTCGACGCCTTCCTCGGCGCGGTCCATTCCGCGCTCGATGCTGCGGCCGGCGTCGCGGCCGGCGTCCTCGAGATCTTTCGCGCGGCGGGCGGCGTCGCGGAAGCTGTCGCCGAGATCATCGACCGCACGCTCGGCGTCGTCACCGCCCTTCTTGGCGGCGCGGGTCATATCGTCGAGGCTGTCGGCGACGTCGTCGAGTGCCTTTTCGGTGTCGTCGGTTCCGCGGATGAGATCGCGGACGTTGGCGAGGAAGTCGATCTTGATGGGCATCAGCCGACAACTTCCACTGCGGGCACCTGCTGCAGACCATCGACGACGGTGTGAACCCACATCGCGACGAGCTTGGTGCCGACCTCGCTGGCGGCGTCGAATGCGACCATGCCGTCTTGCTGCCTTCCTGGGAACTGTCGGTTGATGGTGAGGGGCCGGCGATAGCTGCGGCCGGCGCGTGATCGCTGGGTGACTTCGACACGCTTGGTGCGTGCGCCGAACTCAGCGCCGGCCCATTCGAGCGATGGCACCAGGCCGCCGCTGAGGGGTTTGCGTGAGGTCGCCGCGTGGACGGTGACACCGCGATCGGACGCGGTGGCCCGTGCACCCGTGACGAGAATTCTGCGGGTCATCTCGTCACGGGCGCGGGCGTTGAGCTCGGATTGCCACAGCGGCCGAATGCGCGATCGCGCTTCCCGGTTGATGTCCAGGCGGATGCTGCGCTGCGCCTGGCGCAGTGCGAGGATCGTCGCCTGTAGCTCTCGAGAGCCGCGGACATCGAGCATGATCGGATCAGCCGGCGGGAGTGTGAGTGATGGACTCGCTGCAGGGCAGCGTGATCGTGATCTCAGGCACACCGCCGGCGCGGTTGGTGATCAGCTGCGGCTTCATCGTGCGCAGCTTGACCTCGAGCGCGAACGTGCCGCCGTAATGCGGGTACCAGATCAGCGTCAGCTCGGTGCCGGCCGGCGAGTCGTGGAACAGCCGCCAGAGTGATTCGGCGTTCTCGGTGTCCTGAGCCATGGTGATCGCGATCGACGGATCTCCCGGGACGACGTCGGCGATCGTGTTCTCGTCGCCGCCCTTCCAGACGGTGCCGCTGTAGTTCGGGTTGTAGTCGATCGCGGACGTGTGACCCTGGTACTCGTCTTCGCCGAGCTGCGCCTTCCAGCGCTTGGTTGCCTTCGCGGTGTTGGGCTGGACGGTCATGGCTGTTCCTCCTGAGTGAGTGCGCCGGCGGCGCGAATGGTGAAGTCGTAGGCCGGCTTCTGGGGGTCGTATTGGTTGCGGGTCGCGGTGCCGTCCCACGACTGATCGGGGAGCGCCTCAAGGATGTGGATCATCTGCTCGGCCGCTTCCTCGAGCTGGTCTTCCACCTGCTCGCGGTCATCGCCGCGGGTCGCGTCTACGACAACCCAGATCGTCAGCTCGACATCGACAGGGATGCCATTCGCGATGTCGGGCGAGTTGCGGCCGGCGGTGAGGGTGCGCTGCTCGATGATGATCGCGACGGGCTTGGCCGCGTCCTCGAAAGGGCCGAGCTGCAGCGGATAGGGGTAGATCTCCCAGCCGGCGGGGGCGTCGGCTGCGATCAAATCGCGCAGGGTGCTACGGACGCTCATACTCAGCCGATCAGGGAACGGACGCGGCCGTGGTCGTGGGGGTCGATGGCACTGTCCTCACTGGGGAGGATCAGCAGCGCCATGATCTTGCGATCGAACGGCTGCACGCGCACGCTGTTCGCCTCGCCGCCCATGTCGTCGGTAGGCGCGACCTGGCCGGCTTGCTTGTTCGCGAGGGCCTGCAGCACGACGCCCTGAGCGAATGACTCGGTGGGCGGGGCATCGGTCGTGAGCGCGAGCCCTTTGATGCGCAGACACTGCTCCTGCGCGGCGGCGAGTCCCTTGGCGCTGACCTTGATGTTCAGCTCGCTCTGCGCTTCGCCGGCGGTGTACCAGGTGGGGACGGCCATGATCGGTCCTTCGGTCTTGGTGGTGCGGTGCCGGGTGGCTGGGGATCACCCGGCACCGCCGGGGATCACGCCGCGGGGGCCGGCGTGGTGGCCGGCGCGGTGGCCGGCGTCTTCGGGAGCTGCGACTTGTAGCCGTCGCGGCGGGCGCGCAGCTCCTTGATCGCGGCGGTGTGGCGCTTGATCTCGGCCTCGAGCTGCGAGATCTTCACCTCGACGTACTTGGTGTTGGTGTCAGGCATGATGCGGTGTCTCCTTACGGGGCGGGGGTGACGGTGGTCTTGAGGACGGCGCGGGCGTCGTTGACGAGCGTGCCGCCATAGGCGAAGAACCCGATGTCGATCGCGCCGTGCGCGATGTCCTGCGCCTCGAGCTTGATCTGGGGCGACTCGTAGACGGTGACCGCTCGGCGGTCGTACGTCTCGAACGTGCCCGCCGGCAGCTGGAAGTCCACGTCAGCGTCGAAGATCCCGGCGAGAGACGTGTTCCCGTCGAGCTTGACGAACCCGCTCGAGTTGGCGATCCACGCCGGCAGATCGGCGATCTTGAGCTGCGCCCACTCGACGAACAGATCCTCGGCCATCCACATCTTCGACGGCGCAGCGCCGAGGCGCTTGAGCTGCAGGAACGACTTGACGAACGCCTCGACGAGCGATGTCGCACCGCCGGTCAGCGCGGTGGCAGCGGCCAGCAGATCGGTGCCGACGGCCTCGTCGGACTTCGCGTCGTAGCCCTGGCCGAGCAGCGCGAACAGCGAGGCGATCAGGTCGGCGCTGCCGAGGTCGCGGTGGATGCGGTCGATCTTGTTACCGAACGCCCAGCGCCCGGGAACCTCGGACACAGGGACGGTTTCCCAGGTGCCGGTCGGGATCTCGGCCAGCTCGCCCGCGTAGGGCTGCGGGGTCGGCGTCGGCTGCTTCCACTTCCAGCCCTCGATGCGCGTGGCGGTCAGCGGCTTGGTGCCGCCCAGGCTGTCGATGTGCGGCCGGCCCTCGGGTCGAGCCGTCCACACTTCGCCGATGCGGTCGGGGGCGGTGAAGCCGCCGCCGACGTCGTTGGACTCGAGGACGGGGGCGAGAGCGTTGTTCACCCCGGCGACCCATTCGGCGGTCGATGCGCCCGCATGGATCTGCGCGGCCGCGTCGCGTGCCACGTTCATGAGCGACTGGGGACGCTCGGTCACTCGTGCGACTGGCGAGGGCTGGCCCTGGGGGCCGGCGGCGTATTCCGACGGCACCGCGACGCCGGGTGCGCCGGCGGACGGTGCGAGAGCGGCCGGCGCGGTGGGCGCAGCGTCTGCCGGCGCAATCGTGTCGAACGCGGCGAGGGCAGCGTCGTGCTGCTCCTGGGTGATCTGTCCGGCCGCGAGGGCTGCGGCCAGCTGTGCACGGTTCATGCGGGGTTCCTTTCGAGGTGCTGCCATGGCGGCAGCGGGGACGGGTGCCGGTGCCGCGGCGCGGCCGGCGTGGGCGAACATGGACAGGTCGAAATGTGCGGCTGCGGCTGCAGCGACGTCGCCGGCAGGGGCGTCGGTGTCGCGGCCTTCGATGCGGTCGGCGAGGCCGGCGGCGACCGCTTCGTCGGCCGAGTACCAGGTTTCGGATTTCATGAGCGCCCGCCAACTGGCGACGTCGCCGCCTGCCTTCTCGGCATACATGGCGGCGATGTTGTCGCTGAGCCGGTCGAGTGCGTCAGCCTCGGTGCGCATTTCTTCGGCGTTGCCGAGGACGATGTTCCAGGCTTCGTGGATCATGATCTCGGCGTTCTCGCCCATAATCACCTCGTCGCCGGCGCAGGCGATGTAGCTCGCGGCGGATGCGGCGAGGCCGTCCACGTGCACGATCACGTGGGCCGGCGACTGGCGTAGCGCGTTGCGGATCGCGATGCCGTCGTAAGCGTCGCCGCCGGGGCTGTTGATGTAGACGTTCAGGGTGGCGACGTCGAGGTCGTGGATCTCGCGGACGACGTCGCCGGCGACGACCCCGTCCCAGAATCCGCCGATCGCGCCGTAGATGTGGAGCGAGGCGACACCGCCGGCATCCTCGAGGTTCCAGCGTGCGGGGTTGGCGGCGCTCGCCTCTGCGAACCGCAGCCGGGCGCGCAGTTCTTCGATGTTCATGCGGTGATCTCCTCGGGGGTTGTGCTGCGCAGGGTCTGGCCTTCCTGGGCCTCGATCCATGCCTGGTCGATGAAGCCCTTCTCCATGCCGATCGCGTACGTCTCAAACCGTGTCTTCTGGTCGGGACGGGTGAGGATCGCGTCGTCGAACTCGGTGGACCATCCGATCGGGGTGCAGTCGTTCATCGACAGGCGGTCGGCGATCGCGGTCGTGTAGGTCGCGAGGTAGAGGTCGATCAGCTCCCAGGCGCGCGACTGGCGGTTCTGGTAGTTGAGCGTCGAGCCCTCGAGGGCGACGTCAGCGGCCCAGGCGGGAATGCCGATCTGGCGAGCGAGCTTGACGTCCATGCGCGCCTGGGCGGTGCCGAGCAGCTGCGAGTCCTGAATGCCGAGCGACTTGACGTCGATCGTCTTGTCGCTGAATCCGGCGCCGTACTTGGCGCGGGCGTTCCGCCATGACGTCAGCAGCTCGCGCACCTGGTGCTCTTCGAGCGGGGCGGTGCCCGTGTAGTGCAGGTCGATCGAGGGGACGGGGTTCTCTTCGGCGAGTGAGGCGGCGCGGTCGAGGACGATCGCGCGGCGCAGGGTGCGGATGCCGTCGTGGAGTAGCCCACCGTCGGGAGCGTCGAACTGGATGACGCCCCACTTCTCGGCGGCGATGTCCTTTCCCCATGCCTTGACGAGCTTGCCGTCGTCGTCGAACTCGGCGTCGGAGCGGTCGAGCAGCTTCACGCCGCCGCGCGCCGGCCAGCCGTACGCATCGCGCTTCTGGATGATCCACCAGGTGCGCGAGTAGAAGTACAGCGCGTCGGCGGTCCAGATGAGGGTTTGCGAGAGCGGACGATCGGCCTCAGGCTGCTGCAGGTAGGCGAGCTGCTGGGCGGTGACCTGGCCGGCTTTCTTGTTGACGAGCTTCATGCGGCCGAGGTTGGTGCACAGGACGCGCCGGCCCTTGGCGACGACGTCGAGGCCGAGCGCGGTGCCGCGTGTGATCTGGATGCCGGATGCGTCGGTGATGCCGAACAGGCTCTGCAGGTCGACGGGAATGAGGTGGCTGCTGTCGGCCCATTCCTCAGGCGACTTGATCGCCAGATCTACCGGTTCGTTGAGCCAGCGCCATGCGCGGGTCCAGAAGTTCGTCTTGTCCACGTGATGAAATCTCGAGCCGACTTCGAAGAGATCCGGGAACGTGGCGCGGCGTGTCTCACTTTCGAGACATTCGCTCCGCCTCTCGAGCTTGCTGCAGCTCGGGATGCGCGACACGTTCGTGGGCAGCACCCTTGAGCCAGCCTTCCCGGGGGCTGTCGGCGAGGTCGTGGCACCCGCAGATCGAGCAGACGACGACGGTGCTGTACGCCGTGGAGTCGAGAGAGATCGTCATCGGGTTTCCTCAGTAGCTCGTAACGGGCGTCCAGCTGGGCGCGTCGCGGTGGTCGTAGAGCCACAGCGCGACGGCCGAGGCGATGGGGCCGGCGACGGGGCCGGTCGAGTCGGAGCGAGAGAACTTCGTGATCTCACCCGTGCGCTTGAGCACCAGGTGCGCGACGCCGTTGGACAGCGTGCGCGATCCGTCGTGCAGCAGCGTCTTCTCGTCGCGCGCCGCGGTGAGCCACGTTTCGGTAGCGACGCCGTAGTCCTTGATGCCGAGCGTCTGCACGGCGTCGTCGCCGAGGCGCAGCCGCAGCCGGTCGTTCAGCCGGCGAGTCGGGCCGCCGTCATCCGCGCCGAACGCGGCCGGCCCGTACCCGTGGATCTCCACCAGCAGATCCTCCATCCATTGCGTGTTGGGCGCGGCGTGCACGACACGCGTGCAGGCGGTGCCGGCGGCGTCGCGCCAGCTCGCGACGATCGCGCCCATCTCGTTGTCGTGCGCGACCTCCCACGCGATCGCGACGTCCGACCACGGCGCGCCGAGCGTGGTGTCGGCGAGGTCGTCCCAGTCGGCCGGCGGGATGAGCGGGTCGGCGGCTTCCGTCCAGATGTTGCAAAATGCCCGCAGCCAGGTCGGCCGGCTGACCTGGCCGGCCAGTTCCATCAGCGCGGCGAGCTCCTGCGTGCCGCTGCCGTCCATGCGGCGGACGGCGGGGTGGAACCTCGCGATCGCGACCGGGTCGTACGGGTCTTCACCCTCGGGCAGCGACGCCTCGAAGTAGGCGACTTTGGGGTGCGATCCGGGGTCGAGGACGGACTGCCGGCCGCGCTCGACCCACTTCCGCAGGAACTTCGACGCGGCTGTGCCGGCCGTCGAGATCAGCCAGACCTGGCGTCGGCCGGCGAGGGTGACCTGCGCGGGGATGATCGCGCCCTCGAGCAGCGCATCGCCGAGTAGCTCGTCGAGTTCCCAGATCTCATCCATGCCGACGAGTGGCGGCGTCTCACCGTGCAGTGCCGCTTCGACCGGGGCGAAGATCTTGTTACGTGCGCCGTTCGGCCAGATGATCCCCTCGTCGCCGGCAGACAGCCGGAACTGCGGCCCGACGTTCATCAGCGGCGAGCCCTCGATCAGCTGTTTCAGATCGTTGAATCGGCTGCGCGCATCCTTGCCGGTTTGCGCCGTGTAGAACGTCTTCGCACCCGGCGACGTGATCGCTCGCTCAATCTGCACGGGGCCGTACATCGTGGTCTTCCCGGACTGCCGCGGCACGGTCACGATCACGATCTCGTAGACGAGGTTGCCGAACGCGTCGATCTCGCCGGCGACGTCCCAGACGCAGCGCTGCCAGATCATCCCCGGCTTGTCGAGAGCACGCGCGATCTTCGCGATGCGCCCGCCGATCGTGCGGCGGCTCAGGTCACGCGGCGTCGCATAGGTGAACCCGGCCCAGTCGGGGACGACGGCCGGGATCGTGAAGCGGGTACCGGCATCGACGAGGGTCACTCGTCATCCTTGAGCGTGTCGACGAAGTCAGCGAACCGCTGCGCGATGTCGCCGGCGATCGGCGCGGGCAGGGCGAGCAGCGTGTCGCGCAGCTGGCCGGCAGCCATGGCGGCAGCAGACGCACGACCGGAACGCCGACCGGCCGTGACGGAATCGGCAAGCTCGAGCGCGAGCTGGCACATCGCCACGTGGCGCGGCTCGAGCAGCGCGTCAGCCTCGAGCGCTTTGATCGTGGCGATGACTGCGGCGCGCATCGGCGAGACGCCGACCTGATTCTCGGGCACGTACTCGAGGCCGGGCAGCGTCGGCGCGGTTTCGTCGTCGTTCGTCATGATCTGTCTCGTCTCGTCTCAAGCTCGGTTTTTTATGGTTGATCGGGGAGAAATGGAAGCGGCTGCGCGTGGGTGTCCCGATCGGGTCATGTAAAAAACGTCATGCCGCTCTCGACCGGGATGCCGACGGGACGCAGCGGCTTACGACCTCGCGAGTAGTTGCACTTGTCGTGCGATGGGCCGAGGTTGTCGAGGTCGTACACCGCTCCCCCATCCGCTCGCGGAATGATGTGGTCGGCAGTCGTCGACCCTGGGCGCCCGCAGTTGATGCACAGATCCCCGTAGGTGGCGAGCGTCAGCTGGACGTACGCCTGCGCCTTCCGCCCTCCCCATCGCTCGGGCTTGGCATCGGGGTCGGCGTATGCGCCGGGGCCGTGGGGCAGGTTCACCGCCGGCTGCTCTCGATGACGGCGAGCAGCACCCATGCCGCGATCGCGAGGACGATGCCGAGTGGGCCGATGTCGTCGATCACGATGCCGACCTGACGACAGGGCGCTCGGCGCAGTTGATGCAGGCGTGCGACTTGGAGCCGAGCTGATGGGCATACGGCGGCGACCAGGCAGCAGGACAGCGCTCGGTGCGCCAGCGCACGGCGGTCAAGTTGTCCACACCCGGCCGTGCTGGCTCGTATGGTTGCGCTGGGTCTTTAGTTGTTCTTACTTTGGTGTTCTTCTTGGTGGACGGGTTACCGGCGACGGCAAGCCGTCTGCCGGTCGAGTTATCCACAGCACCAGATGACGGCTTTCCGTCTACGGTGGAACGCGACTTATCCACAGCCTGCAGCGAGTCGATCGGGAGCTGCTGAGCGCCGACGACGGGCAGCTGGAACGGGTCGCACAGGTGGAACACGTAGCCGGCGAGACGGCCGCCCGCGCCGCGCTTCTGCTGACGGTGCAGGTAGCCGGCCTTCTCAAGCTCAGCGACGGCTGAGCGCACCGCCTCGCGGCCTTCCTTCCAGCTCGCGCCCTCGATCGCGCCCATCGTGACCTGATAGCCGGCATCGTGCGTCATCAGCCAGACGAGGATGCCGCGCGCAACCCAGCTCAACTCGCGATCGCGGGCGTAGACGTTGGGAACCTGCGTGAAGTCGCGCTCCCACGCCAGACGCTCGCGTACCAGGGTCCCGGGCTCAGTCATGACGTGCGGCTCCACGCGATCATGCCGAGCAGCGACGCGATGACCGTGCCGGCTTGCTCAGCGGGCAGCGCCTTGATCCGCGCCGTCAGCGCCACCAGCGCGTCCTGATAGGGCTGCTCTGCGCCCGTCTCGCGATACTCAAGCGCGGTGCGTGTCGCCTGCTCAGCGAGGGCCGTAGCCTCATCGCGAGCTTCGGCGAGTAGCATTGCCTGCCAAGATCCCTGAGATGCCATCGTTCCGAACCTCCATAGTCGAGCGCTCCATTTTCGGAGCACATGTCTATGACGGTGGACATGAAGCAGTTTGATCCGCATTGATAGCGGCGTGTCTCGAAATCGGAGCACATGTACCGGTATCGTGGGCGCATGACCATGCTGCAGAGCAACACGACATCAGTCGCCGGCCGTCTTCTCGAGACACGGCGCATGGCCGGCCTCAGCTCCCGCGCGATCGCGCCGCTGATCGGCGTAGGGCACGCGACGATCTCGCGCTGGGAGAACGGGCTGGCCGAGCCGTCCGTCACTCAGTTTGCGCTCTGGGCGCGGGCGACGGGGCAGAGCCTCGAGCACATGATTGCCGGCCTGGAAATGAAAGAGCCCCGGGATCTGGCGAGAGATCCCGAGGCTATTCCGTGCACCCCCTCGGACTTGAACCGAGAACCCACTGATTAA